CCTGAGACTTCCTTTCAGGCCCACATGGGTGTCAGTTAAAAGCTGAACTTAGGCCACCCAAAACACGCAACACACAGTTGCGTGCAAGCAAATGAAACGTTCATTTGCGAACTGGCTGTTTACCAACAGCCGGCTTAACCCCAGGCTTAGGCTTGGGCCTAGGTATAGGCGGCAGGGGTTTAGGTCGTCTATCGGCCAAATGGCTATTGTCATTCCTGACTGCCACGATAGCCTTAGACCCTTCACCACCATTGCCGCGCCAAACAGACGAACTCCCTTGGTTCGTCGTTGCCGAAGAACTATTCCTCGACATTGTGCTGTTCAAAACACCAAGTGCGCTGCTTGCCCATGTACTGTCTGTACAAAAGTCAATTAATCCTGCTACAGCATCGCAAAACCAATCACCTAGGCCATTAGCTTTTGCTGGCATGGCCACAGGCATTGTTTTCACGATGTGAGCATAGGCTTCAATCGCAATTGGATCATAACAGGCGCTAGGCTTGGCGAGGACAACCAATTCCTCATCACGCTGATTGGGGAATCTCTCAATCCATTCGTTGAAAAAGACAGTCAATTCTGTTCCAACGGGCAAACCTGTAAAATAAGCGCCCACAGTATTAAAAGGTATAATCCGACCCATCTTCGGTACCCAATAATCGCCTGCAATATCAAAATCGCCGGTAATCGGGAAATCATAAGATGTTGGGACATTGGGATAGTTCACATCAAATGAGGCAGTTCCAGCGTCATTTGTTGTCCAAATAATCCCATCTGTACTGGGATAGGTGGGCGGATTTTCGGGTGAGAATTGTGTGGCAACACAATAACACCCTTTTGAAGCCTCCCATCCCTGTGATCCCGGCAATAATGTGGCATCAGATATGCTCCTTGGTGCCGGGTCTTTAAAAACGAATTTCTGAGAAGCGAAAAGTCGATTAGCTACACTAGGGGCATCATCCTTGACGTCCTTCTTACTGTGCTTCTCTTTCTCTTTTTCACTTTTCTTTTTCCCCATAGCAGTCTGAGCGCCAATAAGAGTGGTGAAACCATTGTCTGTCTGATTCTGTCTGAAGCATGTGATTCCACCTCCCTTATACAGTTCTGGTGTAACGTTGTGAACTTCAAAACCTCGTGAGATGACGCGGGATTTTTCCAACTGATATTGATCTCCTGTTGACAAAGCGGTTGCCGTATAGCCAGAGGCAGCTGTGCTGAGTGGATCAGCACCTGTATGGACTGACTGAATCATCAACCCCCCATTCGATGGTCCAGCCACACTTGCTGTTGGGTCCAGAAACCCCAACTCCAATGTTGCTATCGTTGTTATGGTATTTCTCTGCTGATTATCCGTTGTTATCAGCACATCTCTAACTGCATCGGTGACAGAAACAGTAGTCTGTCTCTTGATGCATTGTGTTATGGATTTACCGACAATCCTATCCGGTACTCCTTGCACTTCAAGTGCAATGTCGTGAAATGGGTCGATAGCGGCAATCAGCCACCTCCTCCCTTCATCAGTCATACCGGTTTTTGCACTGAATCTTTCCAAGGCTTTGTGGGCCTTGAAATAACTTTTCTTTGAATTACCGCTCATTGAGATGACACAAAGTCGCTACTAACAATTTTTACGGTAACCTGGCAATGCCTTAGGCGGATTTTCCTACTACAAGAACCAGAAAAATGAGTTCTTGTTAGCTGTGTTATAAGTTCGAATGCTGTCTGTGACTTCCTCAATCTTGCGATGATTCATGTCAAAATAGAGGTTCCTCTCAGCACCTGACAATTCAGTCAGGGCCGGGTGTTTGAGGGCAGTCAACTGTAAGAGTCCATCTAGGTAAAGTTCCAAGGCCTTCTGGTTGTCCTCAGATACACCGAACTTTGTCTCCATGAGTTGCCTACTCAGCCCACTAACCTCAACATTTTTGAGATACTCAGCCTGTTCAGCTGCTCTTTTCATGAGATTGCGTTTGTAGACATCAGTCTCACCCCGTAAATACTTCGACACTGCCCTTCTATTTGTGATTCCTTCGGTAATTCTAAGGCCATACATGGCAAGGCTCTTTAGAATTGGACAACCTGGATAACTATACAGAAGACTAAGTGATTTGGCCCTAATCAATTTTAATCTTGTGTTATTAGAGCATCCCAAATACTTGAAATGCACATAACCAAAATCCAAAATCGCAGATATTGGGTCTCTTATAATATTGACGCTGTGCTCACTGAACACCATTCCACAAAAGCTAGCTTGGCTGAAGTGTTCATAAAACTCCAGCTTTGCTCTTGCTCCCAATCTAATCATTATGTTGGGGTCCAAATCATACAAATGAGCAGCCAAGCAGTCATCTCCCTCTATTTGAGGTGGACAATGGTCCACATAGAAGGATTCCTCATGACCAGACTTGTGCAGAATAAATAACACGAACATCAGGTTAACAAGCGAGTTAGATAAAGAGGTGTCCATTTCCCCTGAATAACGCTTACCATCTAGGTAGCACTCAAACTCCTTGAAAACCAAATGATTCTCACCAGTCTTGACTTTCCTCAACCATGACATCAAACTGTCCTTACTGGCTAGGTTGTCAAAAACAAAATCAAAGAAATCCAATTCTATCTCCATGATTAATGGCACAAACGTTGCCTCAAAACTACTAAAGTCATTGGCAAATATCTTAATGCCAGGCTTGCAAAAGGTCTCTATCATACGGTTAATCTTCTGCATCGAATCCAAATTCTTGACAAACCATTTATGAGCAAACAACCTCTTTCCAACAGCCGCACATGGCGGTCCGAAATAAGTTTTAAACTTATCTGATCTACTATATATGCCACGAGCATACTTCGGTGTCGTCGTTGATTCATGTTTGACGTGTGTCATAACGTCCAAGTCCTTCCTCTTAAGACCCGTATACATGTCAGCAACCCTTCTCAACTCATCCTTCCTGGATTTTGGATAATCAGTATTCTCCAACCAAGTATCCACACTCAAGTCAACATCTGACTCCAACTGACACCCAACTAGGTGTTTCCTAATAAAATTGTGCGAAAAGAGTCGAAACTCTTCAAACAATTCTAGGTCAATTGGGGGCATTTCAGTAGCGATGCGTTTCATTACACCCAAAACTGCATTATCTTGATCTCTGGTATCATACCAAAAATTCGAAGCTCCATCAACATGAACACCAAGTGAAACAACTTGTGGTCGTGGTTGATGCATTTCCACTCTACGTTTACTGATATACTGAAACGATTTATCAACGGGTGGTACCTGAAATGGGAGACCCCAATCCCAGGCACGGTAACCCATCAAAACGTGTTGTTTAGTTTCATAAGGGGCAAAAGAGATCGTCCTCTGGACGCATCGATTGCAACTTATGCATGGCAAAGGTCAATGTATCACCATGGACATTCATTCCATATGACAACATGTCCCTTGGCATGTTAACAGTACACAAATTATTGATGGCCTGAGACAAATTTCGCTTCACCTGAGCGGCATCAGTTACGCTGGAAAAATTTTTTGCAGTTGAGATGTCCTTAATCATTGCCATTGATACATAAAGTTTTTCAACCTCCGTTGACAAGGGTAGAAAGGAATCTGATCCTTTTGTTGAGTTCCACACCTTAGTGATCTTTTGGACCTCCCACACATCCGGGTCTGCCTGCTTAACAGCCCCCATTTTCATCACCTCAGGTCGATTGTCGGTGAGCGGACAGTCGACTTTGCGCACAAAGACAAATTTGTGTTTAAGAAACAAATTCTTCTGGCGCAATTTCTGTACTGGACTAATACAGGCATAAATGATATGACCCAGTGTCATTAGCCAGTACACAGACAACAGAAACCCATTAAGCAAAGACCAATAAGTCCAATGCACATAAGGTCCAAAGAAGAGTGCGGAGGCACGGCAGGTGAGTCCCGTGCACTCTTGATAAAACAAAAATCTGCTGATTGGGTTGTAAAACCACTGCTCAACAAGATTCGAAACAAGAAGGGCTAACCATAACATGATGTAGACCTTCACTGTTGACCAACTGAAAAAACCCAAAATGGCAGGTAACGAAGTGGGTAATGTGAATGGGAATTCTGCTGCCACCAATGTGTCATACTCAAATTCCGGATAAATCCCTTGCACGATCGGTGAAACAGCACTTGCACCGTCTTCAGGTGGTGCGGTGTTCCTTTCCATCACTTCTTTAACGGTTTCCTCACCATTCTTACCCTTCCTAGGTTTTTCACTAGGCTGCACTACAGGTTCATGCTCTTCGTTCTTGACATGACTCTTGTTGCCATCATTATCCTTGATGTCAACCCCAGTCTTCGTTGAGACAGATTGAGTGGTCGTCTCATAATCATTTGAATCTTTGGCATCATTAACCTTAGCATTCTCGACCCGAGCGCATTCACCCTTTGGTGCACAATCAAGGCTCTGAGACGTTGACGTAGCGCTATCAGATCGCTTCTGGATCTTATTAACAACCGGTGACACCTTTGTGTCCTGTTTCGATGCACATTTATGTCGTTTGGCTGGTTCAAACTCAACACCACATCTTTTACAAGAACCGCGTTGCCTCGGTTGATTTTCCCTGGCTTGCCTAGCCATAAGCTCATCATACCTGAGGTTCATCTTGTGCTTGATGAAAATGTAATCGGCCAGATCCGCATCCGGCTGATGTCCCTTGAAATCAGCCCTGGCCAATCGGACTTCAAGAGCCTCACACAATCGCTGAAGTGTCGCATAATGCATAGGTTTCGTAGATGCGGCACCTGGTGTGCACACAACATATGCACATACACTTGGTGGTGCATTGTGATCACTGAGCTCACAAATCTTAATGATTTCCTTAACATCAGTTGAAGTCATGAAGTTGATAAGTCTCTTCTTGATAACATTATCATTGGTTGCCAACCCCCTATAGTACGTGAATTTTTCCTTCGTAGGCAATGTACAATGGTGGGATGGTGTAACCAATTTTCTTGTCAACATTTCGAGCGAGTCACAACCTTTAGTCCAATCTGTTGATCCTGAATGATCAACAGTATCAAACTTCGCAATGTAGGGCTGATAATCACCGTCTGTGCCGCCAACATAACGCGGGCTTTCTGGTCCCCATGCTTTGGCCGCTTCTGCCTCCATATCAAAATGTGGTGCGGCTGTCATTGCCTGTGCAACGAGGCGGCAATCCTTATCGACTGAGGCCTCAACAACAATCGGTTCAACGACTTTATTTGGAACCACAGGTTCCACTGCCATACCATTTTCTGATGGTTTGACATCCTTCTCTGATGAAGCTGACAACTTCTTCATACTTGAAACAAGTTCCACAACCTCTTCATCAGACCAATCAGCCGCAGTGAGTCTCTCAATAGGGCTGAGCTTGTACTTCTCAGGAGTGTACGGCCCGAAAATCTTGTTAAACACTTCAAGTCTGTCTTCATCATCAAACTCGAAAGACGTTTTGTATTGATTATACGATCCATGCACCAGAGCGAAAACAATCGCATCATGAAAAGCGGGTTTAAACATTGTCAGTGCTGATGTTATATTCCTGGTGGAATTATACATGGCACGATGCTCACAACGCTTGTGGTCACCACCACAGAAAACACAGCACCGATCTGTTGTAATCTCAGTTTTAAAACACTGAGTTGCAGCAAATAGTAAAGCTTTAACATACCCCTCCCCGCCGAATGGTCGTCGTGTG